TTTCCGACTTTGAAAACAATATGCAAGAGGACGCACGGAACACCATTCTGGTTCTGAAGAACTATGATGGTGAAAATCTTGGTGAGTTCCGCCACAACCTTTCCACCTATGGAGCCGTGAAGGTTCGTGAGGATGGCGGGGTTGAAACCCTTCAGGTTGAAATCAATGCAGAGAACTACAAGGGCATTTTGGAACTTCTGAAGAAGTCCTTGATTGAAAATGCCCGTGGTTACGATGCCAAGGATGATCGTTTGAGTGGCAACCCCAATCAAATGAACATTCAATCCATGTATTCTGACATTGACCTTGACGCAAACGGCATGGAAACCGAGTTCCAAGCGGCCTTTGAAGAACTGTTGTGGTTCATCAATCAGGATTTCAGCAACAGGGGCTTGGGCGATTATGAAGGCGCTGAACTTCAGATCGTGTTCAACCGTGACATTCTAATCAATGAAACGGAATCCATTGAAAACTGTTCCAAGTCCGTTGGTATTCTGTCCACGGAAACCATTGTGGAACAGCACCCGTGGGTTACGGATGTTGAAGTGGAGCTGGCCCGGTTGCGTAAGGAAAAGGATGAAGCAATGGAACAGGCACAGGAATACGCCGGGGCCTTCCAGACCGGCAACCAGAACAAAGGTGACAATGGCGAGGGTGAATAACCCCCGCCGTTTCACAATATATGCCGGGGCAGACCTTGAGTGTGGCGGGGTGCTATTACTCCTACCCGCCAAAGGGTGAAATTCCCTTCCCCGGCCCATCATGGCCCGTTAGTCAAGCGGTTAAGACACCGCCCTTTCACGGCGGTAACGCCGGTTCGATCCCGGCACGGGCTACCATGCTTCCCTGTTGGACTTGGCTGAAAATGCTTGCGGGGCCTTCAGCCCTGATGGGGAAGTCTTATTTGCTGAAGTGGATGGAATAGGCAGACACGGCGGATTCAAAATCCGTTGCCGCAAGGCGTGTGGGTTCAAATCCCACCTTCAGCACCATTTTTCAGGATTGGAGGAACGGCCCATGAGAAATGCGGATTATTGGCGTGGGCGGTTTTCCATCTTGGAGGACAGCGCCCACAGAGAAGCCCAAAAGACTATTCAGGGCATGGAAGAATTGTATTTGGATGCACAGCGTTCCGTTCAGAAGGAAATTGAAAGCTGGTATGCCCGTTTTGCGGTGAACAACCAAATCAGCCTGACCGATGCCCGGAAATGGCTGACCGCTGGACAGCTTGAAGAATTTCATTGGAGCGTTGAACAGTATATCAAGATCGGTGAACAGGCCGGGTTGGATGCGGCATGGCTGAAGAAGCTGGAAAATGCGTCTGCCCGGTTCCACATTTCCCGCCTTGAAGCTGTTCAGACAGGTATTCAGCAACAGCTTGAATTGCTGTACGGCAATCAGGTTGATAGTCTGGATGCCCTATTGAAGAAGGTTGTGGGCAATGGCTACACCCACACGGCTTTTGAGGTTCAGAAGGGTGTGGGCCTTGGTTGGGATATTACCGGGCTGGATCAGAAGAAACTTGAAACATTGCTTTCAAAGCCTTGGACAACGGACGGGCGAACCTTCCGGGATCGCTGTTGGTTGAACAAGAATGATCTGGTGGGTTCGGTTAGCAAGAGCCTGACGCAAGGGCTTCTTCGGGGTGATTCCCCGGCCAAGATCACCACGGTCATTCAGAAGCAGTTCGGGGTTCATCGGTATAAGGCGGGGCGGTTGGTCAACACCGAAACCACCTATTTCAACGCCGTTGCCACAAAGGAATGTTACAAGGATTTGGATGTTGAAATGGTGGAAATCATTGAAACGCTGGATTCCCATACCTGTTCCATTTGTGGTGGGCTTGATGGTACGGTGATCCCCATTTCCCAATATGAACCCGGCGTGACTGTGCCACCCTTCCACCCCAACTGTCGAGGAACTACGGCCCCGGCCATTGATCCCAAGTATGCCGGTGAAAGAGCCGCCCGGAACGCTGATGGGGATGTGTACTATGTTCCCGCCAACATGAAATATGCTGATTGGGTTCAGACCTTCGTGAACGGCGGTTCCAAGGCTGGCTTGACCGTTGCAAAAGCTGTTGATATAATGAAATTGCGGGAAACTATCAAGGCAAAAGAACAGCATTTTTCTGATTTGAAAGCTGAATATGCTTCTTTGGAGGAAACGAACCAGCGGTATTATTTATCTTCTTCGGATTTTGATGATCCCAATGAAAAAGCAGAATGGCGAAAGTGGCGAAAAACGGTTGATATTAACCAAGTTCAAGCCCGTATGTCAGAATTGCGAATGAAGGATTTGCCCCTTGCAAATGCAGATTTGGCGGAAGCAAGATTCCAGCTTTTGAAGGCCCCCGGCGCTTCAGGATATACTCCGGTTTCGACTTTGAAAGAAGCTGAAGCATATTGCAAATCTGTTCTTGGAATCAATGCTGATTTTAAGGGGCTTTCTATTGAATCGGTGAACGGGTGGAATCAGGGCCTTTCAGATATGCAAGAAGTATTTCCAGATTTGGTGCGGAAAAGATTTAATTTTGTTGGAGAATCCCATCAGAGAAATGCTATTGCCAAACAAATTGAGTTTCAACGGCAACTTGACTGGATTAAGCAAAACAATGTTTACAACTGGACGGATGCCCAATGTGAAGAATGGGCAAAGAAAAAGGCTAATTCGTTTGTTCGGAAGTATCTTTCAGTTGGAAATGAAATGGCTTCCAGTTGGTCACCCCGCCCACCGTTCGATCCTTGCCGGGGTATTTGCCTGAACCGTGGCTTCTATGCTGACTTTGAATCCGCTTCAAAGTCTATGATCCGTCAGGTAGAAATTAAGTGGCACCCGGATAGTTGCTCCACGGTGAAATCTGTGTTTGATCATGAGTTCGGGCACCAATTAGATGATTGGTTGGGAGTTGGAAAACAGAAGAATATTCAGGCCCTATTTGATTCCAGAACCAGAGATCAAATTAAAGATGAACTTTCGGAATATGCGTGGAATAACCACAATTCAAATCGCTATTCTGAAATGATCGCTGAAGGTTGGTCAGAGTATTGTAACAACCCTAACCCCCGCCCAATGGCAATGGAAATTGGAGAAACCATAGAAAGGTTGTATGTAGAATGGGCAAAGACGAATTTTTGAAAGAAGCCCGTAAAATGGGGATGAATGAAAAGCTGATTGCTGAAATTGTGGAGGAAGTGGAAGAAGATATTGCTTCTGGCCTTCCGATTGATTGGAAAATGTATCTAATTGAACCAGTAATCAGCGATTAACCCTATATCTGATGATTTGACCACCCCGGCCTTTGGCTGGTGGTGGTTTTTTCATACCATTTTCGCCGTTTCCCGGTGGTGGGCGGTAAACAGAACCGGGAAAATCGTGGTTCCTAACCCACGGTAAAAAAGGATTTTGGAGGTAACAACAATGACTAAAGAAAAGCTGTTGGAATGGGGCCTGACTGAAGAACAGGCCACAAAGGTTATGGAAGGCTTGAACGGTTCCTTCGTCACCAAGGCCCGGTTCAATGAGGTCAACACCGAACTGACCACCGCCAAGAACACCATCAAAGAGCGTGACACCCAGCTTGAAACGCTGAAGAAGGCTTCTGGTGACACCAAGGCCCTTCAGGATCAGATCACACAGCTTCAGGCCGATAACAAGAAGAAGGACACAGATCACGCCGCTGAACTGAAGAACCTGAAAATCAGCAATGCGGTTGAACTGGCCCTGACCGGCGCAAAGGCCAAGAACAACACCGCTGTTAAGGCGCTGTTGGTTGATTTCATCGGTAAGGCTGAATTGGCGGAGGATGGAACCGTCAAGGGCCTTGATGATGAAGTCAAGAAGCTGGTGGAAGGCAAGGACACGGCTTTTCTTTTTGAGAAGTCCACCGGCACCAAGTTCAAGGGGGCCAAATCCGCTGAAAAGGGTGATGGCGCTGAAGGCGGCATGACCCTTGAAAAGCTGAAGGCCATGAACCCCTTGGATCGCTACAACTATTCCGTCAACCATCCTGACGAATACAAAGAACTTTATGGAGGTAATGAGTAATGGCAAACACTTGCTACGATAACTTTTTTCTGTCCAACGAAATTGAAGATCAGTACCAGAGCCACCTTGATCTTCAGCAGTTTTGCACCGTGGACAACAACCTGACCGGCGTTGCTGGCATGGTTCGCAAGATTCACAAGTACAAGGCCACCGATGGCACCGAGAAGCTGACCATGGGCAACGGCAACACCAAGACCATTGAAGCCGGTTACACCGAGAAGGAATACCGGATTCAGATGGCCCAGAACCGCTTCCAGTATTATGACGAGGAAGCCATGACCGATCCCATGGTGATCACCACCGGCACCCGTCACGCTGGTACGGATATGTTCAACACCGTGAACGCTGACATTTTCGGCGCTTTCAACGAGGCCACCATGACCATCGTGACCACCGCCCTTGGCTTTGATGCCTTTGTGGATGGTGCGGCCATGCTGAATCTGGAAAACCTTGAAGGTGTGACCATCTTCGGCTTCGTCAACCCCGCTGATATGGCGAAACTTCGTAAGGCCCTGAAGGACGATCTGAAGTATGTGGAAGCATACGCCAAGCAGGGCTATGTTGGCACCGTGGGCGGTATCAACATCTACACCAAGAAGAACGCCGAAACCGGCAAGGTGGTCATTGCCACCAAGGAAGCTGTTACCCTGTTCAACAAGAAGGGTACGGAAGTGGAACAGGAGCGTGAAGGCAACATCCGCCGCAACACGGTTTATTCCCGCAAGTATTACCTTGCGGCCATGACCAATGAAGCCAAGGCGGTGAAGATCATCACCGGTTCCGCCGCTGTCACCGCTGACACCACGGTTTCCAGCGACAAGACTTATTACGCCGCTTCCGGTATCGGCTATGTGAAGGTCACGCCCGGTTCCGGTGACAACCCCAAGACCAAGGGTTGGTACGAAATCACGGCGGCGTAAGAAAGGCGGTGAACCCCGTTGCGTGATAAAGCGGTTGCAATGCTAACGGCCCTTGGCGTGGCGGGGGCCGCTGATGATCCGCTGTTGGATATGGTTTTGAACAATGTTCAATGGCGGATCAAAAACCTTTCCAACCTTTCCGAAATCCCGGAGGGGTTGGAAAGTCTGGCCGTTTCTATGGCCGTGGGCGAATACCTGAACATGAAGAAGTGTTCTGGACAGCTTGAAGGGTTTGATCTGGATGCGGCGGCGGTGAAATCCATTCAGGAAGGTGACACCAACATTACCTTTGCCCTTGGTGAAGGTAGTTCAACCCCTGAACAGAGGTTGAACAGCCTGATTGATTATCTGATCAACGGGCGCATTGGTGAAATCTACCGTTATAGGCGGTTGGTATGGTAAATAAAGCCGTGCGAACCGCTTTGGAACGGTTGTGGAAGGATCGGTGTTCTATCTTCATCCGTGAGGAAGTCACCGATCCTGTCACCCACCTGACGGATTCTGAAGAAAAGCCGCTTCTTCAGGATCAGCCGTGCAAGCTGTCTTTTGAAACATTAACTTCAACCAATGGGGATGAAGTGGCAACCGCCCAACAGGTGGTGAAGCTGTTCCTTTCCCCGGATGTGAAGGTTCCCGCAGGATGCAAGATCATTGTCACCCGGCCAAATGATGTGGAACGAACCTTCACCTATTCCCGTTCCGGTGAACCGGGTGTTTTCTCCAACCATCAAGAAATCATGCTTGAACCCTTCAGGGGGTGGGCCTGATGGGAAGATGGGGCCGGTGTGATCACCGGGAATTGAAGAAGCTGGATGAACGCCTTCAACAGCTTTCGGAAGTTGACATGGATCGGCTTTGCCGGGATGCCGCCAAGAAGATCGCCCAAATCCTTCTGAATAAGGTGAAGAAAAGAACCCCCGTTGGTGTGGTTCCACCGTATGCTACGGATGAAGCCAAGGAAGAATATTGGCCCGGTTATCGTGGCGGTTCCTTGCGTGACGCTTGGACGATCCTTCCCATTGAAAAACATGGGGAGCAGTACACCGTGACCATCATCAACAATTTGGAATATGCGTCCTATGTGGAATACGGCCACCGGCAAACACCGGGGCGCTATGTTCCCGCCTTGGGTAAGACCCTGAAGGCAAGTTGGGTTCCGGGCAAACTGATGCTGACCATTTCCGAACAGGAAGTAAAGGCTTTGGTTCCGTCCATCCTGAATGATATGTTGTATGACGCTTTGAAGGGGGTGTTCAGTTGATCAATGAAATCATCAAAGGTGTTTCCATGAAGCTGAACGCCACCTTTGGAGCCGGGTACAAAATCTATCAGAATGATGTGGAACAGGGCTTCAAGGAACCCTGTTTTTTCATTGCTGTCCTGAAGCCTGACATTTCCCCGTTGCAGAAGAACCGATTCATGAACCGGAACCCGCTGGATGTTCACTATTTTCCCACCAGCGGGAGAAACAACGCTGAATTGTTCACTATGGCCGGGGATTTGATGGAATGTTTGGAGTTCATCACCCTTCCCAATGGGGATGTGCTTCACGGAACTTCCATGAGTTATGAAGTTGAAGATGGGGTTCTTCACTTCTTCGTCAACTTCAATCTGACACTATCCCGCCCGTCCGAGGAAACCCCAATGGAAACCTTGGATGTGGATGTGGAGCCAAAGAAAGGGTGATTGAATGGCTACCAGAAAGAAAGCCACCACCGCACAGGAACCGCCCATCACGGCCCCGGTGGTATTCCCCAAAGAAAAAGTGTTGACCTTCAGGCGTTACGCCAACCGGCGTGATCTGCTGTCTATCCTTTTGGAAGATGGGAAGGAATACACCCATGATCAGATTGATGGGCTGATCAAAGATTTTTATGAAAGGTAAGGTGAACTAATATGGCCCTTGGCGGCGGCACCTTCTTGGTGCAGAACAAGGTTCTGCCCGGTGCATATATCAACTTCATTTCTGTGGCGCAGGCAAGCGCCACCCTTTCTGACCGTGGCATTGTCACCATCCCCCTTGCTATGAATTGGGGGCCTGAAGGCAAGATTTTCACGGTGGAACAGGCTGACTTTATCAAGAACAGTCAGAAAATTTTCGGCTATGCGTACACGGCGGATGAACTGAAGCCCATGCGTGAAATCTTCCTTCACGCCAAGACCGTTCATTTCTTCCGCCTTGGTTCCAGCGGCGTGAAAGCGTCCAACACCTACGCAACGGCCAAATACCCCGGCACCCGTGGCAATGATCTTCGGGTTGTGATCACGGCCAATGAAAACAGCACCGAACAGAAGCCCCTGTTCGATGTGGAAACCTTCTTGGGAACCGTTCAGGTTGATCTTCAGGAAGGTGTGGCCGCTATCACCGGCCTGAAGGCCAATGACTATCTGGATTGGAAGTCCAGCGGAACCCTTTCCTTGACCGCTTCCTTGCCCCTGACGGGCGGCACCAATGGCACCGTGGCCGATTCCGACTATCAGACCTATCTTGATCAGGCGGAAGCGTACACCTTCAACGCTATGGGTTGCACCGAGAGCAAGGCCACCATCACCGCCCTGTTTGCGGCCTTCGCAAAGCGGATGCGTGATGATGTGGGCAAGAAGTTTCAGGTGGTTCTTTTCCGCAAGCTGGCCGATTATGAAGGCGTTGTGAGCGTCAAGAACGGCCTGACTTCCGACAAGACTTCCACCGCCCTGATCCCTTGGGTTACGGGCGTGATCGGCGGAACGGCGGTCAATAAGAGCGCCACCAACATGACCTATGATGGTGAATATGATGTTGATACCGATTTCACGCAGACCCAGCTTGAAAACGGTATCAAGGAAGGTTCCTTCATGTTCCATCGTGTGGATGAAGCGGTGTGTGTCCTGACTGACATTAACAGCTTCATTTCCATCACGGATGAAAAGTCCAGCGATTTTTCCAGCAACCAGACGATCCGAGTTTTGGATCAGATCGCCAATGATATTGCCGTTCTGTTTGGCAAGAAGTATCTTGGCAAGGTTCCCAATGATGCCGCTGGCCGGATTTCCCTTTGGAACGATATTGTGAAGCACCACACGGAACTTCAGGATATTCGGGCCATTGAGAACTTCAGCGGCGAAAATGTGACGGTTGAAAAGGGCGATACCAAGAAATCCGTGGTGGTTACTGATTATGTGACCCCCGTGAACGCTATGGAACAGCTTTATATGACCGTCTATGTTCAGTAAGGAGGTACAACCATCATGGCAGATAGAACCATCATGAACGCCAAGGATGCTGTTTCCGCTTCCTTGGCTGAATGTTTCGTGACCATTGGGGATAACCGTTACAACTTCATGCAGGCTATCAACCTTGAAGCCAACTTTGAGAAGAACAAAACGGAAGTTCCCATTTTGGGCAAGACCGGCAAGGGCAATAAGGCCACCGGCTGGAAGGGTACGGGTTCCGCCCCCTTCCACTATAACACTTCCATCTTCCGTGAGCTGATGAAGCGTTATAAGGACACCGGCGAGGATGTCTATTTTGACATTCAGGTGACAAATGAAGATCCCACTTCTTCTGTGGGCCGTCAGACCGTGATCCTGAAGGATTGCAACATTGATGGCGGCATTCTGACCAAGTTTGACGCTGATGCGGAATACTTGGATGAAGATATGGACTTCACCTTTGAAGATTTCGAGATGCCCGAAACCTTCAGCCTTTTGGCCGGTATGCAGTAAGCAGAGCGCCCCGGCCTTACTTCGGTAGGGGCCGGGGCCTTTTTTCGTATCAAAATATAGGAGGAAAAAAACAATGAGCCTGTCCGCTTTTTTGGCTGAAAACGCCGTTCCCGTTGAGAACATCAAGTTTGTTGCTTCCAAACGCTTCTTGGGTGAGGATGGCAACCCCATTCCTTGGGAGATCAAGACCATCACCGGCACCGAGGATGAAGCCCTTCGGAAGTCCTGTGCCAAGCGTGTTCCGGTTCCCGGCAAGAAGAACCAGTATCAGAAGGAAACCGACTATGATCTTTACCTTGGCAAGCTGGCCGTGGCTTGTACCGTGTTCCCCAATCTGAATGATAAGGAACTTCAGGACAGCTACAAGGTCATGGGCGCTGATGCCCTTCTGAAAACCATGCTGACCCCCGGCGAATATGCCGAATACCTGACCAAGATTCAGGAAGTGTGTGGTTTTGATACCACCATGCAGGATGAGGTTGATGAAGCAAAAAACTAATCTGTGAAGGTGATGGTGAAGCGAACATTGCTTACTATTGCCTTCACGAACTTCATTTGACACCTTCCGCCTTTTATGCTTTGCCCCGCCGTGAACGGGCCTTCATCATTGCGGCCATTGATGTTCGGGTGGAAGCTGAAAAGAAGAAGCAGAAGGAAATTGAACGCAAACAGCGCCGGGGCCGACACCATTAAGGCCCCGGCTATTCTCCAAGAAAGGTGGTGATCCCTGTGGGAACTATCCGAACCGCTATTGCCCTTTATGATGGTGTTACCAGCCCCCTTCAGAGTATGCACAAGGCTATGGGTGTTGTGCTGAACACCTTTGAAGCCATGCAACAGGCTTCCGGTAGAGCCGTTGACACGGCGGCAATCCGGGAAGCCCGTGAAGAATGGGCGAAAGCGGGAACCGCCTTTGATACCATTGAAGAAAATATCAGGAACGCCAACAACGAACAGCAGAATTTCAACAATTCCATCCGTGGGGGTAGCAATTCCGCCAATGGACTTCTGTCCACCATCAAGAAAATTGCCGTTGCCGCTGGTGGTATCGCCGGGATCAATAAGGTGCTGAACATTTCGGATGAATTGGCAAGCACCAAAGCCCGATTGAATTTGCTTGTGGATGATGGCGGTTCCGTTGAAGCCTTGGAACAGAAGATTATGGCTTCGGCCCAGCGGTCGAGGGCTTCTTATCTGACCACAGCCAAGGCCATTTCCCAAATGGGCCTGATGGCCGGTGATGCCTTCGCCAACAATGATGAACTGATTGCCTTCACGGAAACCTTGAATAAGGCGTTTGTGAATGTCGGAGCCGATACACAGCAGATTGAAGCCGCAACCCTTCAGCTTACACAGGCAATGGCTTCCGGTGTCCTTCGTGGCGAGGAATTGAACAGCGTCTTTGAGAACGCCCAGCCCGTCATTCAGGCCATTGCAGATTATTTGGGTGAACCCATCGGCAAAATCAGAACCTTGGCCGCTGAAGGCAAGATCACGGCGGATATTGTGAAAAATTCGCTGTTGATGGCGGCGGATGATATTAACGTAAAGTTTGAATCCATGCCCATGACTTGGGGCCAAGTGTTCACAAAGGCTTCCAATATTGCCCTTCAGGTCATTCAGCCCCTTTTGAATGGAATCAACTGGCTTGCCGACAACATTTCCATCATCGGCCCCGCTGTTCTGGCCTTGGCCGGTGCGTTTGCGGTGTTCCAGATTGCCGCCCATTGGACAGAAATTGCGGCGGCGGCAACGGCCATTTATCATGGTGTGGTCAATTTCCTTTCCATCGGCTTTGGAATCCTGACCGGCAACACGGCGGCGGCTTCTGCGGCGGTGTTCACCTTCAATTCTGCTTTGCTTGCCAATCCCATTGTTTGGGTAGTCATGCTGATTATGATTCTGATTGGTGCGCTCTATGCGGCAGTTGCGGCGGTGAACAAATTCAAGGGAACCAGCGTTTCCGCAACCGGCATTATTGCCGGGGCCTTTGCGGTGCTTGGGGCCTTCCTGATCAATTCCTTCATTGTACCGGCGCAAAACGGTTTTGCGAGATTTGCTAACTTCATTGGGAATGTGTTCAACAATCCCATTGCCGCTGTGGAAGTGGCCTTCTATGATATGTTCCTAACTGTACTTGGGTACATTTCCAAGCTGGCCCATGCCATTGAAGATGTTATCAACAAAATCCCCGGCGTGACGGTTGATATTACCAGCGGCCTTGATAACTTCTATGCTGGAATTGAAAAAGCCCAACAGAAAGTGAAGGATGAATCCGGTTGGGTGGAATATGTCAAGAAGATGGACTTCATTGATTATTCCGATGCCGCTTCCGCTGGCTATAAGTTTGGTGAAGGGATTGCTGATAAGGTTTCCGGGTTCTTCGGCGGTGGTTTGGATTCCATTGATGCCTTCAACATGGGGAATGCTTGGGATGGAATCTATGGAAATACTGCTGACACCGCCGCAAACACAGCGGCCACCGCTGATGCCTTGGATATTGCTGAAGAAGATTTGGCCTATCTTCGTGACATTGCGGAGCGTGAAGCAATCAACCGGTTCACTACCGCTGAAATCAAGGTTGAACAGCACAATGAAAACCACATTTCCAAAGATGCTGATTTGGATGGGATCATGGATGCTTGGGCCAATGACTTTGCTGAAAAGCTGGAAGTTTCTGAAGAAGGGGTGCATGAGTAATGGCGTATAAACTGTATATGGCGGGAACGCTTATGCCCATCACCCCTTCCAAGGTGACGGTGAAGATCAACAACCAGAATAAGACCATGACCCTGATCAACGGGGAAGAAATCAACATTCTGAAGGCCGCTGGCCTTTCGGATGTGTCCTTTGAATTGGTTCTTCCCCAAGTGTCCTATCCCTTCAGCAACGGTGGAGCGCAAAGCGCCGCCTATTACCTGTCCTTGTTTGAACGGCTGAAGGTAAGCAAGACCCCGTTCCAATTCATCCTAAACCGGCAGAAGCCCGGTGGCGGGATGTTCCATTACACCAATTTGACCGTTGGCCTTGAAACCTATGAAATCACCGATGATGCCGGTGAAGGTTTTGATGTGAAGGTGAAGATCAACCTGAAACAGTACAGAGCCTATGGCACCAAGACCGTGACCGTGCAACCGGCCAAGACTTCCGGGGGAACCGCCACCGCAACGGTTAAGGCGGCACCCCGGCCCACCACAACGGCCCCGAAAGCCGCCACCTATACTGTGAAATCTGGTGATTGCCTTTGGAACATTGCCAAGAAGCAGTTGGGCAACGGGGCCGATTACACGAAAATCTATAATCTGAACAAGGACAAAATCAAGAACCCGAACCTGATCTATCCCGGTCAGGTTCTTACTTTGCCTTCCTGAAAGGGGTGATTCCGTTTGGCAGTTGAATTGTTCATCCAGCATAACAGCACCATTCAATTCCCCGTTGTCGAGGAAGGCGCACGGCTGACCTTGGAACGCAAGGGAACCCCCGGCAAGTTGGAGTTCACCGTTGTCAAGGGGCCGGGGCTGAACTTTGCTGAAGGTGATCCGGTGAAGCTGACTGTGAACGGAACCGCCATGTTCTATGGGTTTGTGTTCAAGAAAAAGCGTGACAAGGGCGGCACCATTGATGTTGTGGCCTATGATCAGTTGCGTTATTTGAAGAACAAGGACACCATCACGGAAGAAGGGCTGAAGGCTTCTGACCTTCTGAAGCGCATTGCAACAGATTTCCGGTTGAACCTTGGCACGGTGGAAGATACCGGTTATACCCTTGAAACCATCGTGGAAGAAAACCAAACCCTGTTTGATATGATCCAGAGCGCCCTTGATGAAACCCTGATGAATACCAAACAGCTTTATGTTCTGTATGACGATGCCGGGAAGCTGACCCTGAAGAACATCAATACCATGAAGCTGAACCTTCTGATTGATGAAGAAACCGGGGAAAACTTCAGCTATGAATCCAGTATTGATGAACAGACCTATAACAAGATCAAGCTGGCCTATAACGATGAAAAAACCGGTAAGCGGGAATTGTTCATTGCACAGGACGGGGCGAAAATGAACCAATGGGGTGTTCTTCAGTATTTTGAAGAAGTTCAGACCAAAACGGGCGCTTCCGCCAAGGCGGATGCCCTGTTGAAGCTGTACGATCAGAAAACCCGCAAGCTGACCATTCAGAACGCTTTCGGTGATGTGCGGGTTCGTGCTGGAAGCGCCGTGGTGGTGGCCCTGAACCTTGGCGATATTGTCACCAACAATTACATGGTGGTGAACAAAGTCACCCATACCTTCAGGGGTGATGAACACATGATGGAACTTGACCTGATCGGGGGTGAATTTATTGCCTAATCCTGTTGAAGTTGTGAAACGGGCGGCGGTGGAAGCTGTGGAAGCCGGGAAGCCGGTGAACATCCTGTTTGGAACTGTCCTTTCCGCTTCACCCTTGAAAATTCAGGTGGATCAGAAATCCATCTACACTTCCAAAATGCTGATCCTGACCCGGAATGTGACTGATTTTGAAGTTGATATGACGGTGAACCACAGCACCGAGGACAAGGGCGGTGGTTCTGGTGCGGCGGCGTATGAAGCCCACAAACACGCCTATGTTGGCAAGAAAACCTTCAAGGTTCACAACGCTTTGAAGGCCGGTGAAAAGGTGCTTCTGATCCGGGTTCAGCAAGGAAAGAAATTCGTGGTTATTGACCGAGTAAAGGGGGCTTGATGATGATTCCGCAAGTTCAGGATGATATTAAACAGGATTTCACCATTGAAACCCTTCCAAGCCGTACTTTCAGGATGAACCACAACAACCTGACCATCATCGGCACCATTGATGAAATCCAAGCTGTGGAACAGGCGGTTTTTCTGATCCTGAACACAGAACGCTATGAATGGTTGATCCATTCTTGGGATTATGGGGTTGAACTTCATAATCTGATCGGAAAAGATGTGGAATATTGTATTCCCGAAATTGAACGCCGGGTTCGTGAAGCCTTGCTTCAGGATGATAGGATCACGGCGGTTCAGAACTTTGAATTTACGGTGAACAAAAAGAAAGTGCTGACTACCTTCACGGTGGTCAGCATTTTTGGCGAAATCAATGCAGAATTGGGGGTTGAAATCTGATGTATGAAGCACAGACCTATGAAGCAATCCTTTCCCGGATGCTTCAGAAGGCGCTTTCCATCAATGGCAATTTGGACACCCGTGAAGGTTCGTTGGTTTGGTGCGGTGACGCCCCCGCCGCCGTGGAATTGCAGAACCTTTATATTGCCCTTGATACGGTGCTGAATGAAACCTTTGCAGACACCGCAACCCGCCCTTATCTCATTTTGAGGGCGGCAGAAAGGGGGCTGAAACCGCAACCGGCAAGCCCCGCCGTGTTGCAGTTGAGCATTACACCAACCACCTTGCACCTTCCCATGAACACCCGCTTTTCCATTGGAGAACTGAACTATTATGTTTCGGCTGACCGTGGAAGTGGTAAGTATGAAATCACCTGTGAAACCGCTGGTGAAGCCGGTAATGACTACACCGGAACGGTGATTCCCATTGAGTATGTGGACGGGCTTGAAACCTGTTCCATTTCCGCCGTGGTGATCCCCGGTGAGGATGAAGAAGATACCGAGGTTTTCAGACAGCGTTACATGGATAGCCTGAACGCCCAAGCCTTCGGCGGCAACCGTGCGGATTATCTGGAAAAGGTGAACGCCATTCCCGGCGTGGGCGGTGTGAAGGTATATCGGGTTTGGAACAGCGATTTGAACCCGGCCAAGCTGATCCCGCCCACGGGAACCGACACTTGGATCAGCGGCCTTTCCGGTGTGTCCGAGGAAATCAAGGCGTGGTTGAATGCTGTGTATGCGGCGGGAGCCAATAGCAAGCTGACCGTGGGCGGAACCGTGAAGCTGGTGATCATCAACAGTTCCTTCAAGAAGCCTTCGGAAGCCCTTGTGGATCAGGTGCAGACCGCAGTTGACCCCCTTCAGAACGCCGGTGAAGGCGTGGGCATTGCCCCCATCGGCCATGTGGTGAGGGTTGAAGGTGTGGGTGAAGATACCATCAACCTTTCCTTCGATCTGTACTATCAGCGGGAATGGAGTTGGGATGATGTTTCCGCCTATGTCACGGAAGCAATCAACGGTTACTTCTTGGAACTGGCCCAAAGTTGGGCAGACCAGAATGAAGCCCTTGTGGTTCGTATCAGTCAGGTGGAAAGCCGCCTGTTGGGAATCACCGGTATTCTGGATATTGCCAACACCAAGATCAACGGTGAAGCGGCGAACTGTACCCTGACCCTTGACCACATTCCGGTTTTGGGAACCATTGAGCCGGGAACCATCGTGATCAGCGGATAAGGGGGCCGGGAGCATGGAACGCAAACTGATTGATTATCTTCCTTATGTCATTCGTGATTATGCGGAGTTTCAGGGGATCATGGGGAGCGAACAGCCGGAAATTGAAAAGGCATGGAATACCACGGATGATCTTCTTGATAATCAGTTCATTCCCACCGCTGGAAACATGGGCCTTTCCCGGTGGGAAAAGATTTTGGGGATTACCCCCAAAGGCACGGACAGTCTTGAAGATCGCCGGTTCCGTATTCTGACCCGGATCAATGAAGAACTTCCGTACACCTTGCCCCAGCTTCGGAACATCCTTGAAACGCTATGCGGGAAGGGTAACTATTCCGCTGATGTGGAAGAAGGCACCTATCAGCTTCTTGTGAAAATCGGGTTGGCCGCAAAGAACAACTTCAATGATGTTGAATCTTTGCTGAACCGGGTTGTTCCCCAAAACATGGTTGTGACCTTGCTTCAGCTTTATAACACCCATGCGGAACTTGGGCGGTTCACCCATGCCCAGCTTGCCGCCTATACCCATAATCAGTTGAGAAACGAGGTTTTGAAGAATGGCGAATAAAACAACCAACTACAAGCTGACTAAACCCCTTGAATCTGAATTTTATGATGTAGGGGTTCAGAATGAAAACATGGATAAGATTGATACCCAAATGAAGGCCAATGCGGATGCCGTTGAAGCCCTTCAGAAAGGTCAATCCGGGAAGGCTGATCTGGTGGATGGTAAGGTTCCCGCCGAACAGCTTCCTGACATGAACTATGATGCAAAAGGCACAGCACAAAACAAGGTGAGAGAACACAACCTTGACCAAACCGCCCACCCGTATCTGTTGAACCAGATCGGAACCTGTGTGGAAGCGGCACAGAACGCACAGGATGCCGCAAATGCGGCCTTGGATGCTGTGTCCGGTATCGTCTATACCATCAATGTTCTTCCTTCGCAGAATGGCACCCTGACCTATAACGGACAGGCCCAAAGCCCTTCTTGGAACGCTTATAACCCCGATGCGCTGACCTTGGGCGGCGTGACTACCGGCACCAATGCGGGAACCTACACGGCCACTTTCACGCCGAAAGGGAAGTATAAGTGGGCAGACGGCACACAGACCGCCAAGGAAGTGACTTGGACGATCAACGCCGCCACCATGACGATCCCCACGCAGAGCAACAGCCTTACTTATACCGGTTCGGCCCAAAGCCCCACTTGGAGCAACTATGACAGCGGGAAAATGACGCTTGGAGGAACTACCAGCGGCACGAACGCCGGTTCCTACAATGCCACCTTCACGCCGAAAACGAACTACAAGTGGGCTGATGGAAGCACCGGGGCCAAAACGGTTGCTTGGAGCATTGCCAAGGCCGCTGGTAGTTTGTCTTTGAATAAGACTTCCATCAAACTGACCGCCGCAAAGACCACGGACACCATCACCGTGACAAGGGCGGGTGATGGTAAGATTACGGCCACTTCCAACGCCCCCACGGTGGCTTCTGTGAGTGTTTCCGGTTCGGTGGTAACTGTTACCGCCAAGGCCAAAGGAAGCGCCACAATCACCGTCAGCGTGGCCGCTGGCACCAACCACACGGCCCCGGCCAATAAGACCTGTTCCGTTGAAGTGACATTGCCCACCAAGGTTCTGAACGATAACAGTTGGGCAACCATCCGGGAAGTCAGTTCCGCAGGTTTGGGGGCCAACTATTGGGCCGTTGGTGATGTGAAATCCATCGTTCTGAATGGCACCGTGAGGAATTACACTTTCAGCAACTTGACCGTGAACGCCTTTATTTTGGGCTTCAACCACAATTCCGCTAAGGAAGGTGCAAACAAGATTCACTTCCAGATCGGGAAGATCGGTTCCACGGCAGTTGCTTTGTGTGATAGCAATTATAACAGCACCGGTGATGGATTCCGCATGAATACCAGTCAGACGAACAGCGGCGGTTGGAACGCTTCACACATGAGAAAAACTGTATTGGGCAACAGTAACACCCCCACAAGCCCGTTGGCGAATAGCTTGATGGCGGCGCTTCCCGCCGATTTGAGGGCGGTTATGCAACCCGTGACCAAGTACACCGATAATACCGCCAATGGTGGCGGCAATGTTCAGACTTATGTAACGGCCACCACCGATTACTTGTTCTTGCTTGCTGAATTTGAAGTGTTCGGAACAAGAAGCTATGCAAATAGCTATGAACAGAATTATCAGGCACAATACGATTACTACAAAGCCGGTAATAGTAGAGTAGCCTATAATCATTCCGCCGTGTCCACGGCGGTGTGGTGGTGGCTTCGTTCCCCTTATTACCACAACACCACTAATTTCCGGAGTGTCAATACGGATGGCTACTACGCCAGTAACTTTGCCTATTACTGTGCTGGTGTGCGGCCCGGCTTTGCCGCCTAATCCCCCGCAGGATGATCCCGCCCCCATCCCGCCGCGGCGTAAGCCGCCCGACGATTTTTTGAAAATGGGGGTTTTCCGGTAAAGTGCTATCATTTGACTGTCTTTTGAGTGCATACACCGGACAAAATCAGCCATACAATATCCATAAGCCTGTTTGAAGGGGGTATTGTATGGCAACAAACAAGCGTGTTTTCACCTTGCGCCTATCTGATGAAGTCTTTGACAAGATCGGGGCGCTTGCAACCCGTGAACACCGATCCATTACCAATTACATTGAATTTGTTCTTCTGAAACACTTGGAAGAAGTGGAAAAGGCGGAAGGAACGATCAATGTCGATAATTCACCCAAAGGGGTATAACTGAAAATGTCTGTCCTGAAGCAAAAGAGAACCACAAGCAAGGCCGAGTTCATCAACACGGCCAATCAGATTTATGTTGAAACCCTGAACTTCCTAACCCGTCTTTCAGCCCGGTATTCCCGGTTGATTGCGGAGCCGGTGGCAAAGCTGGCCGGTGAGATCATCGACCATGCGGAGAAGGCCAACAGTATCTTTCCTTCGGACAACCAGCGCATTGAAATGAGGAAGGCCCATCTTCTTGAAGCACGGGCTTCCCTGATGGCGCTGGATGTTCGCTTGACCCATGTTTACCTGATTCTGAACCAGAACCCGGAAGGGGCCTTTACCACTTCCAAGGGGAACCCGGTGAAGTCACAGGATGCAATGGAAAAGCTGGATAAGATGGCCCAAAACTTGGGTGAACTGATCGACAAAGAAAACGAACTTCTGAAAGGGGCAATCAAAAATGTAACAGCAAAACAGAAATAATTTCCCATTAGGTGTGCAACTGATAATGAGCCTGTTGGCGGTGTGGTGGTGGCTTCGTTCCCCTAATTACAACAACAACAATAATTTCCAGAATGTCAATACGGATGGCAACAACAACAATAACAATGCCAATTACTGTGCTGGTGTGCGGCCCGGATTTTGCAAATATACACGGTCAAATGTAGTAACAGAAGGCAAACGGCTTTTCAGGTGAAAGACGACCGATGTAAAAGGAGTTGCGCTTCCTTGGGTGTAAATCCCTAAAACTGCCCTTTGATGCCCTTACACGGACGCTTCTTGCATGGTGGGTGATTGTGCCTTATCCCATTTCATGTGTGAGGGCAAAGCAATTTAGACGGCACCCTACAACACATTTGTACAAGGGGCGAATACTTTTATTATGACAAGCCAAGAACGGCATGAAGCAAGGTTCCAGCGCCGCAAAGCAAAGCGGTTGGAACGAAAACAGGCCCGGTGTGATAGCCTTGGGCCAACGAATAAAATATTTTCCTATCGGAAGATGTTCTTCTACGGGAAAAAGTGCTGTAACGGGGTACGGTGGAAGCAAAGTGTTCAAAACTTTGAAGGCCACCTGTTTTCTGGTACGGCAACACGGCGGCGAACGGTGTTGGAACAGACTTGGAAGCCCAAAGCCTGTTCCCATTTCACCCTTCGGGAACGGGGAAAAATCCGCCCGATAGATGCCCCGCACATTACGGATCGACAAATCCACAAAACCCTGTGTAATGAAGTCCTGATCCCGTTGTATTCACCTTCCATGATCTATGACAACGGGGCAAGCCAAAAGGGAAAGGGCCTTCATTGGCAGTTCAAACGGATCAAACAACAGCTTGGATGGCATTACCGGCGATATGGCCGGGAAGGTGCTGTGTTGCTGTTGGATTTGAAAGGGTTCTTTCCAAATGCTTCCCATGCCCTGTTATATCAGCGGCACCGGGAATTGATTTTGAATCCTGAACTTCAAAACTTGGCTGATACTGTGATTCAATATTCCCCATGCCCGACACCGGGCCGGGGTATGCCTTTAGGCGTGGAGCCTTCCCAACAGGAAATGGTGGCGTTACCAAGCAAAATTGACCAATGGATCAAGTGTCAGGCCCGTGTTCATTGCGCCGGTCATTACATGGATGATTACTATGCTTTCTTTCCCACGGTGGATGAAGCAAAGCTGATGGGCCATGAAATTGTAAGGCGTTTTGAAGCCGCTGGAATCCGAGTGAACAAGCGCAAGTGTAAGGTGATCCCGCTTACAAAGCCGTTCCGGTTCTGCAAAGCCCGGTTCACACTTACCGAAACCGGCAAGATCAAGGTGAATGGAAGCCGGGATGGAGTGAAACGGGCAAGGCGAAAACTGAAGCTGTTTCACAGGGAGTTCAAAGAGGGAAAACGATCCTTCTTTGACATAGAACAATACATGGAGTGCCAAAGCGCCTATTACCGGAACTTCAACGATCATGGCCGGTTGTTGCGGTTGCGGCGGCTTTACCATGCAATCTTTTTCGGAGGTGGACAATGTTTAGAATCATCAAAGCCGGGGCCGGTATCGGCCTGACCGAGAACCTGAACTACATCAAGAAAGCCGAAAATGGTTGCTACATCCTTTGCCCGGAGCATGACGCTTCGGGCATTGTTTTTGAGGGTGTGGCTTACCATTTGTTGGGCCGTGCCGCTATGGACGAACTGGAAACTGTGAGTTTGGAGGAAACGGACGCAGGAACCGAGATCACCAAAGCCACAGAAGCCGGTGGAATCGTCTTTGTGACCTTGGCGGAAGCCGGGAGCATTGACGCTGAAACGGCGGCGGAACACGCTGATTTGTTCGCTGAATGGGCTTTCCCTGTTGGCTACACGGTGGGGCAGATTCGCCGGTATAACGGAACCCTTTACAAGTGCGTTCAGGCCCATACTTCCCAAGCGGATTGGACACCGGACACGGCTTCCAGCCTGTGGAGCAAAACGAGTGATCCCGCTGAAGAATGGCCCGAATGGAGCCAACCGGTGGGAGCGCATGACGCTTATTCCAAGGGGGCAAAGGTGAGCCATAAGGAAAAGCATTGGATTTCCACGGTGGATTCCAATGTGTGGGAACCCGGTGTGTACGGGTGGGAGGAAAGCACGGATGGAGTATAAAACCTATGTTTGCCGTAAACGGGCAAGGTTCAAGGCGATTTGCGGACAAGTGAACATTCCGTATGGAACCACCCTGAATGGTCAGGGTGGTTTTCTGATCCTGAATGATCTTCCGGTGTGTTCGGCCACCAGCCAAAACGCCTATGACTTCTTCACACAGAATGATGATGGCATGGGGCAGGAACGGGGCGAACTGTTGAACCGGATCATTCCCAAGCTGGAAAAGCGTGATGCCGGGTATCAGGCCCGGTGGGGGAAGATTTGGGAAGATGCCCTTTGTCAGAAGTACAAGCGCCCGGATCAGGAAGAACATTGGATTTGGAACTTCGACTTCTACAACGGCCCTGTTGAGGATTTGCGCTATATTGCCGCCCTGATCGGGGCCTGATAGGAGGGAAAAGCCATGACGATTTATCAGGTGTTGTGCTTGATTGGTGTTCCCGCCTTGATTTTGGCAGTATTCAAATACCTGTGGAGCCAAATCAAGCATAACACCGAGGATTCCAAGGCTTTGAAGGCCGGTATTCAGGCCCTTCTTCGGGCGCAGATGATCAGCGATTTCAATAAGTATTCCGAAAAAGGCTATGCCCCAATCTACGCACGGGATAATTTTGAAAATTGCTGGAAGCAGTATCATTCTTTGGGGGTGAATGGGGTGATGGACGATCTTCACAGAAAATTCTTGGAGTTGTCCACCGATCCCCCGGAAGAATGAGCAGACGAACCAAAAAGCCAAAGCGTGAGTTTTCCAAGCTGATCCTGTATGTGGTGGGGGCCGTAACTGTTGGGGTTACGGCCTTCACCCTTATCATGGTTTGGAAAACTGAAAACCTTGAACCGCTGGCCTATTTGATCCCCGCCATATTTGCTGAATTGGCAACCGCAACCGGGTTTTACTATTCCAAAGCCAAAGCCGAAAACCGGATCAAACTTCGGAAGTTGTACGGCCCGGAAATCTATAACGATGCAAAGGAGATTTGAAACCATGCTGAACGCTGTTTTGAACAATCTGATCAATATTGGGTGGGCTATGCTGATCTTCCTGTGTGCGTACCTGTCCAATGTTGCTTTTTCCCTTTACTACAACATCAAGGTTTTGCTTCAGCCCTTCGACAGACAGAAAATGATCAATTCCGGGCTGAAGGTTGCCACCTTCGTTGTGGGCCTGACCTTGCTTTGTGTAGCAATCACCACCCTTCCGATTTATGCGGATCAGCTTGGGTGGGCAATCCCGGAAGAATACACAGAAATTTTTGCTGATTTGGTTATTGTGGGCGCTGTGCTGATGGTGTCTTGTAAGTATATCGCAGAAGCCTTTACCAAGTTCAGGGCCATTCTTCAGGTGAAAGGAGATACAGAAAATGAGTAATTCCCCCCTTGCAACCTATACCCGGATCACGAAAAACAAAACCAGCCCCCGGAACCATGCCATTGACACCATCACGATTCATTGTATCGTTGGGCAATGGACAGCAAAACAGGGGTGTGATTATTTCGCCACCACAGACCGGCAATGTTCCGCCAACTATGTTGTTGGTAAGGATGGTTCCATTGGCCTTTCCGTGGATGAAAAGGATCGTTCTTGGTGTTCCAGCAACGGCACCAATGACAACCGGGCAATCACCATTGAAGTTGCTTCCGACACCACCCACCCTTACGCCGTCACCGCCAAGGCTTATGCGGCCCTGTTGGATTTGGTAACGGATATTTGCAAGCGCAACGGGATCAAGAAGTTGGTGTGGAGTACGAACAAGAATGACCGTGTGAATCATCGGAACGGATGCAACATGACCGTTCATCGTGACTTCGCCAACAAAGCCTGTCCGGGGGAATATCTTTATTCCAGACACGGGGAGATTGCCGCAGAAGTCAACAGAAGGCTTCAGGGCGCTTCCAATGGTGGTGGGGTAGTAGTTACACCCCCAGCCGCAGAAAAGCCCACAGGCGGCACCACAGGGGCCACCGTGACCCCTTACCATGTGCGGGTGAAGATCACCAACCTGAATATCCGTAAAGGCCCCGGCACAAACTACGGTGCAACCGGCTACATCCAGCCCGGTATTTATACCATCGTGGCCGAAAGCACCGGTAAAGGTGCGGCCAAGTGGGGCAAACTGAAAAGCGGTGCCGGGTGGATTTCCCTTGACTACGCCACCAAAACCTGACCATGAGAAAAGGCCCTTCCAGTTTGAACCGGAAGGGCCTTTTTTGCGTGTTTCTACTATGTTACTAATAACCCCGATTTCACCGAACTTCAAAGGGCTGAAATGTTCAGTATTTGGGCGTTTCAGAGCGTTGCAGAGTAGAAATATTTATGGTATAATAAAAACAGACGAACCCCGAACCCTTGATTTTTCAGGGGTTCGGGGTTTTCTTGTTACTAATGTGTGTATAGTTCAGCGTTCAGCGGCCTAAAATGTTCACCGGTTTGAACCCTATGGAATCAGTTCCACGGTGGCCTTCAGTTCGTCCAAAGTCTTGTGATTATAGACCCGGTTTCCCGTGTCCTTGGACACATGACCCATGAGCAAATCAATACATTTCCGGTTGGCTCCGGCGCTATCCAATTTGGTTTCAAAGGTGTGGCGGCATTCGTGCGGGGTATGATTCAGCTTCAGGGCCTTCATAATATCCGCCCAAAATATCCGGTATTGAGTTTGATTGCAAATCTTCCCATTGTAGCTGATCAGCCGGGGGCCACCTTCGGCAAGCCGCCGTTCAATCAAGGGCCTGATCTTTGGATGGATGGGAACAATGCGGTTCTTACCGGCTTTCGTTTTGGTGCCGCCCTTCATTGTGCCTTCCTTCAAGTCTATATCTTCAGGTTTCAGGTTCAAAAATTCAGAGATACGCCACCCGGAATATAGCAAGATCAAAACAGTATCAACCCAAGGATCAGACTGATGTTCCCACACCGTTTTGATTTCATCGTTGGTGAACGGAAGGCGGCTGGTGGGCGGTATTGGATCAGAAGTCAGAAGTTCGGAGAAGCACCGGTTTATTATATCCATTTCAAGGGCGAACCGGTCAAGGTGGCCCCACAAGTTCTTGATGGCCGCTTGGGTGCTATACCCTTTCCCACAACCATCAATGGTTTCTTGCATTTGGTAGGATCGCAGTTGTTTATAAGGCTTGTTCACATACGCTGAACAATGCTTGAACGCTGAACAGAGGGAAGAACGGTTGGATTCCCCCAGCTTCGGGGCCTTCTTTTCTTTCCAGAG